ATATAGTTAGAAGTGGAAAAAAAGATGATAATCCACCTGTACAAGATTTAAAAAAGGCGTTATTTTATTTAGATAGAAGAATAAAAATAATTGAAAAAAATGGAGAAAAATAAAATTTATTGCGGTGATGGCCGTAAACTTATGTCGGAGATGTCCGAAAAAACAGTGGACTTAGTTGTAACTAGTCCACCTTACGGTGTTGGTATTGATTATGATAATTGGGATGACGATAAAGAAATTGCCGAGTATTGGAAATTTACAAGAGAATGGTTAAGAGAGACTTATAGAGTACTTAAAGACGATGGTCGTATAGCGATTAATATTCCTTATGAAATTAATCGACAAAAAAAAGGAGGTAGAATTTATTTTTCCGCTGAGATTTGGATGATTATGAAAGAAATCGGTTTTGGGTTCTTTGGTATTGTAGATTTAGAAGAAGATTCACCTCATCGTTCAAAGACAACTGCTTGGGGTAGTTGGATGAGTCCATCTTCACCATACATATATAACCCTAAAGAGTGTGTTATTTTAGCTTACAAGAAAAAACACAAGAAAGACGTTAAAGGTACACCACAGTGGAAGGGTGAATTTCAAATGGTTCCAAATGAAAAGATTGAAGGAGAATTTAGAAAAAAATTGGTTTACGAAGATAAAGACAAAAAAGACTTTATGTCTTTAGTGTTTGGTCAATGGAATTATTTTGCAGACACAAGACAAAAAACCAAGGCTACTTTTTCATTAGATATACCATATAGGGCCATTAAGATTCTTTCATATAAAGAAGATGTAATAATGGACCCATTTAATGGAAGTGGAACAACATGTTTAGCGGCTGAAATGTTGGGTAGACCTTGGATTGGTTTAGAAATTAGTAAAAATTACTGTGAAGTTGCTAGAGAAAGATTAAAAGAATATCAAACTAAACAGAAACAACTAAAGTTAGTCTTAGATGAGCATACGAGAAATTAAAGTCTAAAATAACTGAAACCCCTACAAAGTAAGGGGTTTTTTGTTATTATAGATATTTATTAATAAAAGTTTTTATGTCAAAATTATTTATAAATGAGTCAGAAACATCTCAAATACGTAAAATGTATTTAATAGAGAATGAAAGTGACAAAAAAGACGGTACTAAAATGAGGGCTAGCCAAAACTTTTGGGACTTTATTAAATTTGAAGAAGGTGACCCAAAAAAACCAATTGGTAACATAAAAGAACCTTTATTAAAGGCGTATAAAGACACTAGTGATGTGTGGACAATAGGTTACGGCCATACCGGTAAAGACGTGAAAGCGGATTTAGTTATAAATAAAAAACAGTCCTTAGAATTACTTTATAAAGACGCTTCGGAAGCTGCCGATTGTGTTAGAAGATTTTTAGGGGAATGGAAAGATAAGGGATTAAAAACGTATATGATAACTCAAGGACAGTTTGATTCTTTAATCTCATTAGTTTTTAACACTGGATGTGACTCAGTTAGAATGTCAAGATTTATACAATATCTTAAATCAGGTCAAAATAAAAAAGCAGCAGAAAGTATTCTATTATATAAATCCTCAAATGATGGACTTAAGAGTAGAAGAAAAAAAGAAAGTAATATGTTTATATCATGAAAAAGTTAATTAAAGAATCAGGATTAAGAAATATCGGAGATTTATCTAAAAGATATCAGAAAGCTAAAATATATTTTCATCAAGACTTAGACGGGGTAACTACCGCTTTGGCTATGAAAAATTATTTAGAAGATAATGGAATTAAAGTTGTTGATTCTGAAATAATACAATATGGGGATAAGGAGTTTGCGGTTAAGAAACAAGATGCGAACGGAGATACAATGCCTGTTTTAGTGGACTTTGCTCACGGTAAACCAATGTTTGTCGTACATACTGACCACCATGATAGTCAAACAGGAGTTGAAGGTGATACTTCAACATCTTTTAGGTCTTCACGTTCCAATGTTGAAACGTTATCTCAAATAATGTCACCTAAAGATATATTCACTTCAGATGATATTAGATTAATATCTACAGTCGATTCAGCTGATTTTGCTAAGTACGGTTTAAAACCACAAGATATTATGAATTTTGTATTTAAATTACAAAAAGATAAGTCACTTCAAAAAAACAAAATGGCCTTAGGGTTAGCAACTAACAAACTTATGTTAGCTTATAAGAATAAACCAGGTTTTATGGAAGATTTAGTAATGACATCTCAACCGTCACTTTTAAACATATTTCAAAATATTAATAGATTGGCGGCAGAAAAAGGGTACGCACTACCTGAAGAGATGGCGTTAAATCAAAAAGACTATGTACAGAAACAAAAAGATAGTGAAAAAGTTTATGTTGATGATGGAATTATAGTACAATACGGAGGTGGTTCAATGTTTAAACCAGGTTCTTATGACCGTTATACTCCATTCAAAAATAATCCTGAAGCTGACTTTATAGTAATTGCATGGCCAATGGGATTAGTACAAGCTTCATGTAACCCATTCAAGGGAGAGAGAGAATTAAAAGGTGTTAACTTAGGTGATATAGCTCAAGAAGTATTAAGTAAATGGGAAAGTCAATTAAGAGAAAAAATTATACCGCTATCAACTATAAAATGGATATCGGAAGGTAATAAACAATTTGATGAGGAATCAGTTGGTTTTACTAATGCGGATTTAGAAGCCTTTTATGGTGATAAGGTTCGCTCAATGGATGGTGGAGATGAGTATATGGAGAAATTAAAAGACATCATGGACAAACCTTCAAATAGCTTAACTGAAGATGAGTGGGCAATATTAGATAAATTAGGTGTACCAGCATGGGAAATGATTCAAGCTAACTCAGGTGGACACAAATGTATTACAAATATATCCGCATTAAATTACTTCGGAAGAGGTAAGAGAAAACCTGAAGGTAAATATAAATACAATAAAGATAAAGGTGATTCACCATATGTTAAGTTTGTTAAAATGATTCAAAAAGAATTTGTAAGAAAACTTAAAGAAAAAATTAATGAGTCTAAAGGTGTAAATGAGTCGGTTTTAAATGAGGCTATAGGTTTCATATTTCCAATAGGTAATGAAGAATTTAATGTAGGTTATGACGAATCTGGTTTAGGTAGAGGTAAAAAAAAGGTATTAGATAAAGACGATGCAATTCACAACAGTGATTATGGTTCAGGAGACGCTAAACATCAACACAGAGGAGGTCATTTAGGTATTGATATATTCGCACCTAAAGGTACACCTCTAATTTCAGCAACGGATGGTGAAGTAATTAAAATTAGAAGAAAAGATAGAGGTGTAGGGGGTAAAACAGTTAGTATACTTACGAATGGTATTGTATACTATTACGCTCATTTGGATTCCGTATCTAATGAAATTAAAAAAGGTGAGGAAATTAATAAAGGTACGTTTATTGGTACTGTGGGTGATAGTGGTAACGCTAAAGGAACTCATCCACACTTACATTTTTCTATGTATGAAAAAAGAAATGGTTATAAAAGAGGGACTATTGACCCTTGGCCATTTTTAAAAGATAGTCTTGATGGAGGGGAATTAATTGTTATTGAACCAGACCAAGTAGTGGATAAAGTTGAAGGAACAGTTACTCGTGAAGATTTAAGTATTAACGATATAGTAAAAAACGGAGATAATTCTGAATTAATATCAAGAGGTTCACAAGGTGAAGGTGTTGAGGAAATACAAAAAATACTTGATAAAGAAGGTTATGATTTAGGTGAAGATGGCGTAGACGGAATCTATGGACCAATTACAATGAGAGCGGTTAAAAAGTTTCAAAAAGATAATGGGTTAAATTTAATTGATGGTATAGTAGGAATTGAAACTTCAACCGAATTTAGTAAACACTAATAGTATTAAAATAAAGAGAAGGAGACATCGTCTCCTTTTTTTATGCCTTGTTCTTCACAAAAACCGCCAGAGACCTCTAAAACTTTATCCCCAAATCCTTGATATGACTCACAATTTTTCTTATTATTACATGGTTGACAGTTAGAATGAACTTCTGTAATGGTAGTTCCATTAATGAAAATAATGTCTAAAGGTATGATACAATTAAACATCCAAAAACTTTGATTATCAAGTTCAGGCATGAAAAATAACATACCATCAAAGGACTCGTCAAATCTTTTTCCCATCATCCCATCAGTTATGGATTTTTTAGTGGAAGAAACTTTGACTTTTAAAATATTATTTTCTATGATTACTTTCATACTAATAAATATCGAATAAAACTAATAATGAAAAAATACGCAGGAATAATCGTAAGATGTGATAATAAGGTGTTGCTTTGTAAAAGAAATTCACAAACGACATTACCAGGTTTTTGGTCTTGTCCCGCGGGAAGTGTAGAAGAAGGTGAACCAACTAAAGACGCAGCAATAAGAGAATTCATAGAAGAAACTGATTTACCTGTGTTAGGTGATATAGAGTTTGCGGCGGTAATAAAAAGATATAATCGAGATGGAAGTAAAGTTAAAGGTATGTTTTATACCTACCTTATGGATGTTGAAGAAGAAATGTTTCCTGATTTAGAAAATGCTTATGATGGGGACGAACACACGGAATGTGGGTATTTTGGTAAAGACGAATTACCTGAACCAATGACAAAACAATTTAATAAACTTATAAATATAATTTTAAAATGAACAAATTAGTAAACATGTTAAGAACATCTGCACAGGCAGATAAAGCAAAGGCATTATTATCACTTGAATTACTTGGTAATAAAGCAGTAGGAATTGGAGACCACTCAACAGGGGACTTCTATAAGAACGCAGAAGAGGCGTTAGTGATGGTAGTAGATGCGGATGATAGATTAAGTGCATTAGAGAAATACTTTGATTCTCATGGGATGATTAAGGGTTAAACTTTAATTATTTTAGTACAAAACACAAAAAAACCTTTAAAAGACTTGTCTGAGAGTAATTTTTTTGTATATTTGTATTAACTTTAAAGAAAACGGGCATATTTATATTTTACCCTACAGATTATTCTGAAAGTTTTCTTTA